CCAGCATATGCTTTACCGAGGGTAATAGTATTACCTTCGACTACCTTAGTATAGTACTGAACACCGTCCAGAACTATAATGTCTCCAGCAACGATAGTATCTGCGTTACCTTTAGTAACGGTTGTTGTACCATTTTCAACTGCAACGGTGGCAGTAAAAGCAGCACTGTCTATAGATCCAAGTATGGGCATGACTTAATTCCTATTGATTTACAATTAATTTCCTGAAGTTATTTATAATATTTGAGAGCTGCTTCATAATAGTCACCTATATTATGGTCAGCAACTCCATCAAAACGAGTATCTTTCTCGTCTTCTAGTTTGATAACTGGATGAGTGTGTACATAGCCAGCGAGCCAAGGAGGAGTCCCTGGAACAATGTCATCACCATGCACAAACCGAAGATGTTCAAGATCTTTAACTCTCTTTCTAAGCTTACGTCCACCTGGTCTAGGTGAACCAGCAGTGACTAGTGCAATATTCTTATTGCCTGACTCCCATAACAAGTCTGCAATTAATGTTGCGGTAGCTCCACCAAGAGAATGACCTGCAATAACAAGCTTTCTCTTAGGATCCAATCCTTCATATGCTACCACTAGCTCGGCTAGTGTCCTGTTAGCATTGTTCTTGAATCCTCTGTGACAATCGTCACGTTTAATAAGAAACTTCAGATTGGTTACCCAGTCTGTAGTCTCATTAGTTCCTTCTACAGCAAGAATGGTATGACCTTCCACCTTCCTACTAACTAGGAAGTCTTGCTTATGTGGATACACATCTCGACAGCACTTGAGTGCTTCAAGTATTGCCTCTTTTGCTAATGTCATGATAAAAACTCAATTAATATTATTTAGTTCTTCACGTATATATCTGGTCCTTTCTTTGGTTCTTTCTGATCTTTACCATCGTCAATACGAGGCATGATCTCGACTGTCTTCTTCTTCTTTTTAGACTTGCCTTCTTCTAGACTCCATCTATCATGTGCAAGCCCTTCTACTTTTTTCTAGAATAACTCATTATTTTATCGATGGTCTTCTGCTTCTTAGACTCACATGCTGCTTCTTCTTCAACTACTGTGCCTTCTCTCTCTGCAGCTGCTTTCTCCCATCTCTCTTTAGTTACAGTGAAAGTAGTCTGAGTCATTTCACTAAGTTCTGTAAGAATCTCTTCTAACTTAGCTTCTAATTCTTCTCTAGTTGCCTTCTTCTCAACTTCAACCTCTTCTCTCTTAACACTAATAGCATTATTCTTTATCTCAGCACCATGTGACTGCTTAATCTTTGTGCTATCAGGTGCACCAGCATTAGCCTTAGGATCCTTTGTACTACCATCATCAGTGTTAACCACTTTAATAGTAGGAATAGTTTCCTTATCAAAATCTGGCTTAGGTATAGTACCTATTGGTGTTTCAATAGTAGCAGGTTCCTCTTTGATGGTAGTTCCTTGGAATGTATCTCCATCCATCCACTGTGCATATGATTCGATTAGTGCTTTAGAATAATCATCATTATGTTGCACTGATGTTGTAGGTGCTTGCTTGTCCATGAGTAAAAAAGGCTGTTCTTCTTGGTTTATTTATACTTTCATTGACTTCTCTTATGTCCCTCACCCAAGCTCTAAACATTTCTCGGGCTTCGGAAACACAGATAACGTAGTTAGGTCCAGTGCGGATTATCTTCCCCTTGATACCAGTGTTAACATTCATCACAGTCTGTCCCTCAGTGAAGCATTCCTTCTGTCTGAAGTTCTGTCTTACTGCTTGATTTTTAATGTCTCTGAATGTTTTCACAGGCCAAGTCCTTCCCGAACGTCTTCCATCAATGTTAAAGCATCACCTGTATTTAGTAAACCTTCAACACCCTTTAAAAAATTAACCGTATCTACTTTCTTAGCAGCAGCCCTCATCTTAGATGCAGACATACCATCTGCATTATTAGAATCGGGATCTCTATTTAATCCTGTAGAATCAATCTCTACAGTATCAAAAGCATAAAATGCAGCACCAGACTTTTCACTCCTTTTCTGGTTATGCTTTTTAATGAAACTGAAAGCCATTGTCCTATCACTACCACATACTAAAACAACATCGGTATATTCTTTCATCATAAGCCACTGCAAAACAAATTCAATTTTTTTTATATCTGTATGAGACTCTATGTGAGGAGAATGTTCTGGAAACATCTTCTCCATCCACTCCACTTTTTTATCATGAGACAATGGGTTATCTGGTTTACCATGTGTCCTTGTAGGCCAGATATAATAATCTTCCTGGCCAGCAAGTTTCTTAAGCTGATCTAACATTTTCTTATGTCCTATAGTAGGAGGATTAAACCTACCAAACACAAACCAAGCTCTTTTCATGACCAACCCTTAAGTGAGACATCAAAGTTAGCCTGACTAAACACTAACCTCTTAATTAATTTAGTAGCTTTACCATTCTGAATAGCAACATATCCTTCCTGTGCAGTCATCTCAAGACCTTCATCAGTCCTAATATAAGTACCAAACTTTTCACCCTTCTCAAGCTTAGTAACAAATATTTCTTTAGCATCCTGTATGATCTTATATAACTTCACAGTACTACTAAACTGAGCTCCATGAGAATCTATAAAATCACGACCATCATATAACTTAGCAAGTTTTGCTGCCTTAGTTTTTGGTTGCTTTACTTTATCTGCTGCCTTCTTACACTCACCACTAAAGTAATCCTTAAAATCAGAAGTAAAACTATTTCCTACTTGCTTACCTTCTCGAACATACTTATTAAAATATTGTTTAAGCTTAACACCAATGGTAAGTTGATCATTATCTGCTATCTGTTTTGCTACACCATCCAAGAAAGGACCACAGGTTTTAACTAGTTGTGAACTACTTTGTTTCAAACTAATTAACTTCTGTTTCTCTTGACTTGTTAGTAAAACATCTTTACCTAACGTGTCTATCTCTGCACTGATAACAAACACATCTTTATCCTTCTTAAGAGTAGATGGATCAAAACCAAAAGAAGCATGAAGTCTTTCAATACTAGTACCAGTATATGTGGTATGAAATACTACTCCTATCTTTGCAGCATCAGCTAAATCATAATCACTATCTTCTTTTGGTATAGCATATGTTATTGTATTTGGTTTGAAGGTAATAGACTTCTTACCATCAATTATTTCTACCTTCTTATCATCAGTAAACAATAAGTCTCCCTGTACTACTCCTTCAATTCCTATAGAAGGAAGATACTTTAAAGCATCTTTCAACTTAGAAGCTAGTCCAGGAGCATGACCATGATTGTTATCAATATCAGTTTCAGTATAATTAATTTTTGCATCCTTATTAAAGATAGACTTAGTACCAACAAAGAAATGATCTGTTCCTGGATACTGTCCACAGAATATAGCAGGTGCACCATCCCACTTCGTAGTCATCTTAAAATTACTAGAACCCTTACCAGTAAAAGTTTTAGCCAAAGAATCTAAAAATTTGAATGCATCTTCTGCACCCTTCTTACCATCAAGTAGGATGCTATCTTCTAAATGTTCTAGGTGAGTGTTCTTAGACATTAGTATAACTTACCAAATGGACCATATCTCAGTCCCATCTTCTGAGCGATGAAGACCATATCAGTTAAAAATTTATCTCTATTATCCTTACCAGGAACTTTGAAAAAAGAATCTAACCAAGCTAATTGCATTAGTTTAGAATTAGAAACATATGGTTGACTATTAAAAATCAACAAAATATTATTGTAAGCTTCTAGTTCAGTTGCAGTTCCAATTGTTACACCATGACCCTTAACTCTACCAATTACATGAATCCATTTGTCCTGTTGTTTTAAAAATTCTTCAGCGTCTTGTGGGTAGTCATCCTTACTACCAGAAAACTTTAATCTTGAACCATATTTCTTAAAAAGATCCTCAACATATTCAACAGTTGCTTTACCCAATCTAGCTGAACCAGCAGTATCATCAGTTGGTTCATACTTCAGACCACTAAACTTAGTACTATCATTCGCTTTTATCTGAAACTTATACATGTTATTAGCAGCACCCTTAACATTCAACTTAGTATCTTGAGTAGCAAGTTGAATAGTTCCATTCTTATCTTCCTTCCTTCCACAATCACAATTGGTTGAATCATAATGAAATCTCATTGCCTTTAACTGATGAAATCCTAACTTCTTATCAGCATCATTATCCCAATGAACATTAACCTCTGCCCATTCTGCAGTTTCTTTACTTACCTTCTTGAGAGATATACCCCATATTTCTTTCTTACGAAACAGTGCTCTCATTATTGCATTGAACTGTAGGAGTTGTATATCAACAGCAGTCTCGATAGAAGAATGAGCTCCTGGTCTTGGTACAGTTGTTTGATCTTTTAAGTACTTGATCCATTCTTTCTGCTTATTAGTACTTATCCAGATATCAGCAGGGTTCCAGTTATCTTTCTTTCCACCAGCAGCCCATCCATGACCTTTTACATATTCTGTTACAAAATTCATAAATCTTCCGTCACGTTCAAAGATAGTAAAGTTATGACTACCAACTACCTCTAATAATTTTTTATTCTGGGCATGAAAATTCCTATACCAATCATTAGTAACACGATCTGTACCTACAGCACATTCTTTCCATATTTTATTCAATACTTTTACAACAACTTCATCCCCCTTTAACTTCTCCCAC